TCACCAGAGTCGTAGGTGTTGACCGCCATCGCCTCGCAGAACGTGGTGTGAGCGGAGGCGTCTGCCAGCTCCCAGTCGGTGCCGTCGAAGTACATCATGTCTCCGGCGGTCACGTCAGTGGAGCCGATCGTCGCGGCGAACACATTTTCAGCTTTAAACACATGTGGGTCAGCCATTGGGCTTTCCTCCCATCATCAAATTACGGAACTAGGCTCAACAGGAGGGATGTTCCGGTTTTTAGGCCGCCGAGTCGATCCCAGCCAGGGCCGCGCAGGACTTGGCCGAGTAGACCACAGCGTTCAGGTAAACGGCCATGCGGTAGGCGTCTTCGTTCTTGTCGAACTTGGTGCCCAGTCGCTGCACGTCGGGTTCCAGGACGCCGCCGTTATGGATGACTGTCCAGCCCTGTTTCTCCTCGCCGGTCTTGACCGCGTAGATGGTCGTTGCGGATGAGGAGCCCCAGGCACCGGCGTTCTCGTACTGTTCACTGTTGGTGATGTAATCGTTGATCACCACAGGGATGCCATTGTAGAGAATGTACTGGTGTCCAAACATCTCGGCGCTGTTAAGGATGACGCCGCTGCCGGTGGCCCTAGCCAGGGCTGTGAGCTTTCGGCGCATGGTCTTGTTCATCATCAGGAAGTCGGGCTTGCCCTGTTCCACCAGGTCGATCAAAGCGTCCAGGCGGTCAAGGGTCAGCTCGGTCTCGTCCCCGGCGATGGTGGAGGGCTGTGAGCCGTCGTCCATCATGAGGAGGCGGGAGTCGCTGATGAGCAGGGAAGTCAGTCCCTCGGGCTCCGTGCTTACGCTACCGGAGTTGCCGGTGACGAGGAGGTCCTCCAGCTTCCTGGCGATGGACTTGGCCATCTTGGAAAGCAGGACGGCTTCCTGGGACTGGACGTTATCGACGGTCTGCATGGCAAAGCGGTCCAGCGGATGCTGGATGCCGACGGTGGTCAGGGAGACTGTCTTCTTGGTGTAGGTAGGCTCGGTCTCGGCCCAGGTATCGCCTACCTGGTGGGTGGCCGCAGCGCCCAGGGTACTTTCCCGGTTGTAGACCAGGGAGTTGCCGGAGAAACTGCGGAACTGTAGGAAGGGGGCCAGTTCTGACGCCGTGATGATGTTGTCGAAAACACCAGCAATGACATCGTCGTTGGCCAACTTCTGATATTCAGAGAGGGTTGGCATTGCCTGTCTCCTAAGTCAGGATGCGAGAACTACCTTGTCTAAGTCCTCGTTCTATTAGGGCGGCTCCGTGGAGCTCCTCGGACCCGCCTGCGATAGCAGCCCCGGTGTCCAGGTCATTGATCCCCGCCTTCTCCAGGGCTTTCTTGCTGGCCGTCTTGGCCTCTTCCCTGAGTATCTTCTTGTCTGAGTCGGCTTGGCGTCTCTCTGCCTGGTTGACCATTCGCTGGGCCTCTATTTGCAAGTCGTAGACCGCGTCGAAATTGCCCTCCTGGGCGGTCTGCCACGCAGCCTGCCACTGGGTCTGGAGCTTCGTTGCATCGTCCTCACTTATGAGGAGATTGCCCTCGGCATCCTGGACCGTAGACAGGAGTCGGGTCTGCTCTCGCTCGTAGCGGGAATTTACGTCCCGCTGCTGCTGCGACTGAGCAGCGTCCTGGTTGATCTGGGATAGTTGGCTCTGTAGGACGTCGGGGTCCCCGCCCTGCTGCATGTTGTCCATGTAGGCGGAGAACACTTTCCTTATGGCGGCCAGCTCATCCTTGAATCCAGCCAGTTCCGTGTCCCTGTCGGTGTCTCTACGGCGTTGCCCGTCCTTGGAGCGCAGGTCGTTTTCTAGTTTGGCGACCTGGGACTCCAGCTCGGTGGCTTTCGCCTGATAGTCTACTTCTACTGGTTGCTCCTCCGGGAGCTCTTGGGTTTCTTCTGGGGTTGTCATCAGCGATTCTCCTGTGGAGTCATCACTTGGAAAAAGTGTATAACTGTTTTCATGGTTTGTCTAGCGGGTGGGTAGTGCGCCAGCTGGTTCAGGCATCTGAATAGGGGTAGCTGCTGGTGCTGGTAGACCTGTAGGGGCTGTGACTGGAGTCTTAATGCCAAGAAGGTCATTTAGGAATCCTGGATCCAGCTGCCCGAGGATTACATCCAGCTCCCCTTGGTTTACAGGGCTGGTGACGTACTCCTGACGTACTAGGGCAACCCCTATAGTATCTGGTGCTAAGACCTCCCTGGTAAAAGCTTTGTATGCCGTAGAGTAAGCTATTATAAAACCAACTTTCGGGTCAAATGTCCTGATAGCCTTCTGCTCTGTCTTATCGGCAGACCTGTAAGCCTTCCATGACTTCTGAAACTCGGGTGCCAAGGTCTCTACAAACTTATCGGGAATCTCCCAGTACGACTTGAGAGTCTCCCTGTCCTTCCGCAGCAACTTTTGTAGAGGGTGCTCGTTGCGGTGCAGGAAGTCCTCCACCTCCTCGATCTTGCCAGGGAATTCCTTCTCGAAGGCTTTCTTTAGCTCCTTGACCTTCTCGTGGTCGTACTCGCCGGTGACAGGGTCCTCCAGGGTAGCGTCACCATATATGGTGTCGATGTAGAACTCGATGGCCGCCTTCTGGACTGATTGCTCCTTGTCCTCGTTCCCTGCCCTCTTCTTCTCTGCCTCGTCCACCGCCTCGTGATGAGCCGTCCTGGTCTTCTTTAGGCTGGCCTTCAGGGCGATAGCAAGGGCAGGCACCCTCTTGCGGAATTCTGCCCCTGTGCCTGCACTACTAACAAGGTCTCCATTGGCATCGACCGGGTCGTCTGGCTTGTAGCCTACTGCGATGGCCATCTCGTGAATAGCATCCCTGTACTCCTCGGTATCATCTCCGACAGCTTCCATATAGAGGGCCATTTTGTTCTTGCGGTTCAGCTGCTGCTCTTGATGGGCCAGCTTCAGCTCGAGCACCTTGGGGTTCTTCTCTACCTCAGCCCTGACAGAGGGAGGTGCGAAGTAGATATCCTCTTCTTTTAACGCCTTGTCTAAGTCACGCTTGTTGTCCTCACTGAGATCGCCGAACTGGCCACCAGCGTTCATGCGGGCCAGCTCCTGTATGGCTTTATCGTTGTACTGCTCACTGGAGGACCTGGGGGAAGTCTTGAGGCCGTGGAACTCTGCCCCGAAAGCGAAAGCTGCGGTACCAGTGGCACCGACGACGTCCCCTTCACGGGACTTTTCCCAGAAGTCTTTGACTAGGTCGTCTACCTCTGACCCTGAGAATGGAGTGAAGTTCTCCATGATGCGCTTGATGGTCTGCTCGGGGTCGTCCCTGACCCGCTCCCCTATAGCTGTGGAGCCAGACATGAAGTCCCAGATGTTGGCGACCGTGCCGGAGGACAGTCCACGCATAGCCTCGTGAGGCCCATAGAGCTTCTCTATCCCCTCGCCGCTGTAAGCCTTGGTGGCGGTAGTGGTAGCCAGTCCCAGCAGGGAATCGTAGGGGCCGAATATGGAGACATCCCGTCCGAAGACATTCTTCATACGCATGAAGTTGGAGTTCCTGACCCATGTACCGTCGGCTGTCTTCCTGACAGGGTTCAGATCGGTATCCTCGCCACGCATCCAGTTGACACCCATGGTGATCATAGAGCCATAGGCCATCATCCTGAGCATGGAGCGGGCGGCAAGACGCTGGTCCATGGGTATATTGGTAGCCTTTATCGGGGAGAAGGGGACGGTCTCCGCCAGGATCCGGGGGTCTCGCAAGGCCCCGATGGTGCGTCCTACGTTCTCCAGACGGGCCTGGAAGAAGCGGGGGGCGAAGAGTACCAGGTCACCCAGGCTGCCAGCGAAGCGGTTCTCCGACCAGCCGGTGGCACCGTTGACTCCCTTGGCGATGCGCTCCAGGTCGCCGCTGTCGATGATCTCCTGCATGGTACGCCTGCGGAGCTCGTCCTCCAGTATGTCGTCGGCCCACTCCATACGCATGGCGTCACCGAAGGCACCGAATGCACGGTTGGCGTTGCGTATTATGGGCTTGCCACCAAGACCGGCCCCCAGTTGGAACTCGGTGTCGGCACCGGCTATCCGTAGACCACGGGCACCCCACATGTCAGCTGTAAGGCGACCGGCGGCTTGCCTGCTCTCGTCGAAGTGACGGACGAAGGCGTCAACTGAACGCTCACCTGTCTTAGGCACAAATCCCCAAGCGGCATAGGACACACGCAGTGCCTTTTGCCATGCCAGGGGGTTGCTTGCCAGGCCTAGAAGCCCCTGTATAACTGGTGCCGAGTTGTCGGCGGTAGCCCGTATGCCACGGTACAGGGAGTTCCAGGCACGGATAGCGGAACCTGACATCCTTTCCGCCGCTGTCTCTGCCAGATAACTGCGGGCAGCATTGGCCAGGGCGTCCGGGAAGTAGTAGCCTGATAGGCCAGGGAGTGGGATAACCTGGGCCTTCTTAGGGCTGGCGGCTGCGCTTAGGGCACCATGCCATTCGTCGCTTATGCTGTCCAGGTCATCCTGTAGACTCTCGATGCGCTTGCGGGCAGCTACCGACTTGGCGTCTATCTTGTTGACGTTCTCGCTGACCTTCTCACCAGTCTCGGCAGCCCTTTTCTTGGCGGCGTCGGCAAGACGGTCCAGACGGTTCTGCTCTCGTCGCATGACGTTGATCTCACGGTTGAGGGAGCCTATATTAAGCTCACGCTGGAGGATGAGTCGCTCCTCAACACGACCTGCGACATGCCCCTGTCTGGCCACATCATCCATATGGTCCATCAGTTCGCCCTTAGTAATCAGAACATCAACCTTCTCACCCAGTTTACTAGCCCTCTCTATAAGGTCATTGGCCCGCTTGTCTATATCAGCGATGCGCTCGACACTGGCGAAGTACTCTCTGGGGGCCAGACGAGATTCCTGAGCGAATAGGTTGGACTGCAAGTAGCTCTGAGCCCCATTGACAGCGTTGCTCAGTTCCTCAGCTTCCTTAGCCAAGGCCAGCTCTACGCCACTCAGTTCACCTCTGACGGTACGGAGCTTTTCAGCATTCTTGCCTATATCCCTAGACAGATCCGTGGCAAATGTAAAGGTGTCATTAACATCTTTCCTGACGGCTGCCAGCTCTCCGGGAATGAAGAACAGTTTCTCGGCTGCCAGTTCTGCTTCGGCATCAGAAACCTTACCGCCAAAGCGGATGGCTTCCTGCTGGGCCTGGTTGGCTGCCCTCTCTGCCAGGCTAACTAGCTTGGCCCCTTCCCTGGCTACTATAGGACTGCGGATGGAGTTGTTGCGGAGGGTTTCCCTGGCAGTCCTCAACTGGCTACGCATCTTGGTGACCCGCTGGCGCAGTAGCTTGGGGACAGACTCGGCTCGGGTGAATCCTAGTCTGACACCATCTACGTCCACTACCTTGAGGTAGTTGCCAACAAACGTATCCATGCCAAGGTCGCCTACATCATGGACGTAAGAGGCTATTGCGTCACGGAGGTTCGGGTAGTCGTAACGGGTCACTACGCCTGCCTCATCAACCACACCCTCTATGCCCTCGGCCATGGACTTGAAAGGAGCAGTCTTGGTGAAGGCTGGCTTGGCCTTGAAGGCAGTGGCCAGGGGTATGGTATACCTCTGGAGACCCTGCGGCCTGGGGGACCCACGGTGTATGTAGAAGCCACCTTCCATGACATCTGGACGCCTTGCTATGTCGAGCCCTAATGACTTATTGACCTCATCGAACTTGGCCATCCCGGCACTGATCTCATCCAGGGCAGCCAGGGCCTGTGGGTTTATCTCTGCTATAGCTTCCCTGTAGATCGGGAGGCGGGCGGCCACGTCCTGGATGGTAGGTGCAAACGGGATGGTCTGGTCTATCCCTGCCAGCCCGGCGATCCGGTCCTTGGAGTCCAGGCGGAGCTTGCCAGTGAAGTTATCGTTGATGAGACCTACGACACTCCGGCTAGTAGCAGCAGCCACGCTGGTTATCCGGGTCTGGGAACTGGCCCTTAACTCGAAGGCCGGGGTGGCATACATGTTCTCCGGGGCCATCCTGGCGGCCCTCATAACCCCCCTGACGCCGGGTGTCCTGATGCCCATGCTCTTGACAGAGGAGCCGATCGACTCCGCTTTGCTGAGGCCGACCTGGATGTCACCGATGCCGAAGACCTCATGGAGCTTGGGAGAGCTGAACTTGACGACGGAGCCGTCGGTGGCGTCCATGACCATGTCGCCTATCATATCGGGGACGTCGTCTATGGCACCGTCACCGAAGCTGCCTATCATCTCGGGCTTCTTGGCACCTGTGATAGAAGAGAGCAGACCAAACCGATCCGGCTCAAGCGGGTCAACGGCTCTGCTGCCCATAGGACCGACCCCGCCTGCGCCAGTGAGTTGGCCCTGCATAGGACGCCCTGTCTGCCTCATGCTTTGCAGTTCTATGTACTCAGGAGGAGGCAGCCTCTCCAGCATCTCGTCAGCGGCATCCTCTACTACCTTGCTAGGGGTGCCCAGCGGGGCCTGCTTGGCCAGTCTGGACCGTATCAAGGAGCGGGAGGTAGCCCTGCTGGCCTTGAGGGGTATGCTGAATATCTTCATTATGACGATCGGGTCGAATAGGACACCCAGGCCTATCTGCGCCAGGAGACCACGTTCACCGAAGGCTTCCAGTGAGGCCTGGTAGCCTCCCTCTGGGCCACCCTGGAAGACAGTGGGCATCTTACGCTCGAAGACGGCCTCGCCGCCGGTCTGGGCTAGTACCTCTAAGGGCTCGACTATGGGCCTGGAAAAGCCCTCCAGGACGCTTGCTGTGCCCAGGAGTGCCTGTACCGGCAGGGGAGCGCCGGGTGCATGCTCCACGGGGACTCGCATGCCAGGCTTCTCCTTTATCCCGTAACGCTGGGCAAGACTACCAAAGGTAGGCTTCTCGTGATACCGGAGGCTCTCAGCAAATCTGCCAGCAAAAGTGTTGGCGTTGGGCTGGAACATCTCCTTACGCTGCCTGGCTATCTCTTCAGGGGCCATCCGCAGCAGACCAGTTTGGCCAAGCGGCAGGGGCGCGACAGGGGCAGGAGCAGCAGTAGGTGCGAAGAGGTCGGC